GAACCAGAATTCTTTGACACTTTTGTGGACTCTAGTCCTGGTCAATGGATTCAGACCTCATACAACACGCGTGGAGGCGTTCACTACGACCCAGAGACTGGCGAGCCTTCTGCTGACCAAAGCAAAGCTCTTCGCAAAAACTACGCTGGCATCGGTTACTCGTACGACGCGACGCGTGATGCGTTCATTCCTCCGAAGCCATACGCATCATGGGTGCTCGACGAGCAAACATGTTTGTGGAATGCGCCGGTTCCATACCCAACTGATGGCAAGCGTTATCAGTGGGATGAAACAACGACAAGCTGGGTCGAAGTGCCAGAGCAGCCATAAGGATGAGAAATGGATCAAATGATTTTCAACTGGGCTGTTGCGGCGGCTGGTGCAGCAGGCGGCTGGATTCTTAAAGTCATCTGGGATGCAATCGTGGAACTTAAAAAAGATCTGCGGCAAATGGATGTCAAGATGCATGAAGACTTCGTGCGTCGTGATGATTTCAAGGAAGCAGTCGGCGAGATCAAGCAGGACATGAAAGACGGTTTCAACAAGATCGACAACACGCTCGGATTAATTTTTAAGAAACTCGAGAAAAAAGAAGACAAGGAATAATCATGGCTGCAAAGGGCACACTGCTATATGGCGAAGCTGGCGGAGCATCAAGCAAAGATGCATCAGCTTTCATTTCAAAATTGCTGCACGGCGTAACCGTCGCGCACATGCATCACCTGATGGTGACCGGTCCCGGTAGCTACGCAAAGCACGAGGCGCTCGGCGATCTGTACGAAGGTCTTGCAAGTGCTGCTGACACGCTGGCTGAAGCATTCATTGGCTGCACCGGTCAGGCGCTTGCGTTTGCTGGCGGTCCTTTTGAAATGAATGCAGACCCCGTCGCTGATGTGCAAAAGCTCTACGACTATGTAGAGACTGAGCGCAAAGCCATGGGCACTGAGTCGCACATTCAAAACGAAGTGGACTCTGTGTGCACGCTGCTGTCGTCGGCTCTCTATAAGCTGCGTCGCCTTGCCTGATCATGGCTTTCGTTTTCTCAAAGAAATCGAAGGACCGTTTGTCTGGTGTGCACGATGACCTCGTCACTGTGGTTAATCGTGCACTTGAACTTTCAGAGATTGACTTTGCTGTGCTCGAGGGCGTGCGCTCTACTGCAAGGCAAGAGCAGCTCGTGCGTGCTGGTGCAAGCCAGACCATGCGCTCGCGTCATCTGACCGGGCATGCCGTAGATCTGGGCGCAATCGTTGGTGGCACAGTACGCTGGGACTGGGCGCTGTACTACAAGATTGCCGACGCAATGAAGGCGGCATCCGCGGAGCTGAACATCCCAATCGAATGGGGCGGTGACTGGGTGAGCTTCAAAGACGGTCCGCATTTTCAATTGCCATGGGAGGACTATCCAGCATGAAGCCTTGGTACAAATCGAAGACGATCATCGTCAATGCTTTTGTGGCTGCGCTTGTCGCGCTCGAGGCTGTGACCGGCATGCTCAAGCCATACCTGCACGCAGACTTCTATGTGATCGTGGCTGTGGCTCTGCCAATCATCAATGCTGTGCTGCGCGTAATCACGACGCAAGGCGTTTCTGTGAGGCAGCGTGATGTTTGACATTCGGAACACCTTGATCGCCGCGGGTATCGCGTTTGCTGTGGGTGCACTGGGGTCTTGGTATGTGACCGCGGAATACAAGAACAGCAAATTCGATGCGCTCATTGCAAAGCAAAAGATTGAGGCGGCTGCCATGTTGCAGGCTGCTACCGAGAAAGCCATCGAGACTGAGCGCCGCAATCGGGATCTGGCAACACGACTGGAGAAAACACATGCAGAGAATCGAACAAAATTGGATCAGGCGCTGGCTGATAACCGCCGCCTGTCTCGTGAGCTTGGCGGGCTGCGCGACCCGGGATACCGGCAAAGTGGTAATTGCACCGTGCCCACAGGCACCGACGGCACCGGCATCGCTATCGCTGCCCCCGCCCCCGGCAGACTTTCAGCAGAGGCTTCGGAATTTCTTCTTGACTTCGCCCGTGACGCAGACCGGGCAGCCGAGTACGCAGCTACCTGCCACGAATGGGTCAAAGCAATAGACCAAAAAAAATAGCCGGGTTACAATCAACCCAGCTTTCGCAGTTGTCTCCTTCACATCTCCTTGTGAGCAAAGCAGATTCCCCGGGGGGTTAAAGCCCCGGGGTTTTTTTCGTCAGTATTTCGGGGCGCATGTGACATCCACCACGATGTCGGTCGTGTACCCGTTGACCTTCCGCTTTCCGTAAATCATGCTTGCCCGCAGTCCGCTGTTGTGGCACTCGGTCACTGCGCTGATGACCTCGTTGCGGCTCATTGGGTTTACATGTTTATCGAGCACCAGATCCTGATGCTTGGCGACCGGCGCATCCCCCGAAGGGGACGACGCACAGCCAACCAAACCCAGCACCAGTGCCACTGCAATTGTCTTCTTCATGCTGCCCTCACTGTTGTTGTTTGTTGATTGTTGCGTAGTTACGCTCCTCAAAAGCCTCGATGTCCTCGAGCCGGTACCGAACCGTGGCGTTGCGACCATCACCAATCTTCATGTAGCTTGGACCGGTATTGGCAACCCGCCACTTTCGCAGCGTGTTTTCGGCAATCTTCCAGCGTTTCGACAATTCCTCAGTCGTTAGCCATGTGCTCATTGCTGCTGCCCTCCGTCACTGCCGCTGGCGCGTCGATGATCTCGCCGGTGGCTTGGTCTACAGAATCCCCGCCAATAGCCTTTTTCAGGCGGCTGGGACGATTTGCGCCTTCGGGTGAGTCAGGTGCAGGGGTGATGTCAATCGGCGCTCTGGCAGGCTGCTGAACGAATCCTGATGCCTCGTTGTCGTTGGCGATGACCTGATCCAAGTCGGCGCTCGAAGGCAGGCGCTTTGCCATACGGCGAATGACCGTCTTCTTTGCCATCTCGTCCCACCAGTCAACCCATGGACCGAACTTGCCTGCGCGGCTGGCGCTGCGAACTTTCTCAACATCGGACACGCTCATGACCTCGCGGTAGATCGCGCCATCCTTGGTCTTGGCTACGGCGTACACAGCAATCGGCTTGCCGCGGTCCTCGCCGAGGAACGGCTTGTGCGTGATCGACTCGTTGTCGCCCAGCTCGTACTCGAAATGATCTTTGTCGTACACGACCTGTGCGCTGATGCTGGACAGCTCGCCACTGTTGCGGATCTTTTTCAGGATGCCGCCGACCATGGGCATGTACTGGACTTTTTTGCCTTCCTTGGTGTTGAAGATTACGGGCGCGGCTTCGCGACCATCGAGCAGCAATCCGTCTTGCGCTGCTTTCATGCATGCGCCCAGCAGGCTGCGACGGTCAGCGCCCAACAGCTCTGGGTTCATCTGCACAGCAGTCAGCGTGGTGCGAATAAACTTCTCGACCGGGATCTGCGGAGGCAGGGCTGCCGCAAACTCAGGTTGCATTTTCACCAGCGTGCCACGCATGGCTTCCATCGGGGTGATCTCGTTGCTCATGCTTGCTCTCCTTCAGTCAAAAGATCCTGCTGCTCTGCTACCGTCGCGGCAATCTCAACCGTCGCGCCTTTGCCCATGAGCTGGGCAACATCGACTGCCTTTGCGACTTCGACTTGGTACTGCTTGCCTGCCACATGACGCAGCGCCTGCGCTTGGCTAGATGCCTGCACGAGGTGCGCCTTGTTGTTGCCGGTCACTTTGTAGATGCGTTGATCTGCCATTTCATTTCTCCTTTTTTGCTGTGAAGCGGAAGTTGCGGTATCCCTTGCGGGCACCGTAGTAAGTCCCGACCATGTCGGGCGTGATGAGGGTGCCAAGCGAATCCTTGGTCATCCCGCATGCGATTGAGCCACCGGCTGTGATCACCTTGGAGGCGGTGCCGATGCGCTCGAGGATCTGCGCTTTGTACGAATCCTTGATGGCTTCCATGCCGCTGATTTCGTTGCTGACCCAGCGGTACTGTTTGACTAGCTCATTGATGGTCTGGTCTTCGGTTGCATCGATTACCTCGCCCTCATTGGCTTTTCCGTGAAGCTGCTTTATGATGAACTCTGCGTCCTTACTGTAGTCGGCTGAAGGCGGGGAATTCTTTTTCACTCGCTCCCAGAAAGCAGCCACTTTTGCGCGAATGTCTGCGCCGATCTCTCGGTCGCGATTTCGATAGACCACTTTCAATTCATTGCCACCGACCAGCGCAACCAATGCGGTCCAGTCGTACCCGCTGACTTCCATCTGGTGCTGAATCTGAAGCTCGATGTGCTCGGGCGCTTCGATGTTCCCGGCACCGTCGTCGATCCAGTTTTTGTGGAACTGCAAGCTGTCGACATTCTTGATTTCCATGATGCCCTTGCCGTTGGCGCTGGACAGGATCTCGAAGTCAAAGCTCGAGCCAATGCGTGCCGCGGTGTCGCGCATATACACATTGAGCTTGGCAATCTCCCAGCCCTGATCCTCGGCTGCGCCTTGGGCAATGATGGACTCGAGGCGGGTGCCCCACTTCATGCGCTCGTTGGGCTGGAACTTGACGACCTGACCGTCGCGTTTTTCGTGGAACAGCTCAAACTCGGTCTTGTATGGCGACAAGCCATAGAGCGCAGACACCTCGGTGCTGGTGATGTCTTTAACGCGCTCTGCCAGCCACTGCTGCTCGTTTTCAATAGGGATGATTTGGGTGTTCATTTAACAGTCCTCCATGTAGGAAAAAATTCGATCTTGCACATCGTCGTGATCGCGGGGTTTCATCTTGCGCTCGAGCCATGGCGCGGGGCGACCGCGCTGGTCCAGAATCTCGTAGTCGCCGGAACCGCCTTCGGCTGGGTAACAGTTTTCAGGCGGACCGCTGATGTATGCGGGGGTGTATGACTCGTAATCGGTCACACCAATCAAGCAGGGAATGCCGCACACGCGGTGCTCAATCTCTGCGATGTACTTGCTCATGACAGCACCTTGAGCGTGTCTTCGTCATCGCTGTGCGTGAACAGACTCACCTCATGACGCTCGCCTTTTTCATCGGTGATGATGATCGTGCGGCTTGTGAATGTGTCGTGCTCACGAATTGCAGACAGCTCGACCTTGACTACGCGGTGCACTGTGAATTCAGCCATTTGGGTTTCTCCTTGTGTGTTTGTGTTGACGAGTGTACCACGGTGTTTACATGAATTCAACACCGTCGGTGCTATGTTCGACTTCCCAAAGAATTGTGGTCGCAAAGATCACGGCATCGGCAAAGCTCATGGTCCGGTCAAAGACTGTCTGCCTGCCCTCCGGATTCTTTGCCCCCAGCCACTGCGATTCGAGCTTGATCTGCACGCAGTCTGGCGGGGAGGCAATCCGGCGCACGGTGAGGTGCAGCCGGTAGTCCTTGGTTGGCTTTAAGGTTGCGCCTGACATTCGCCCTCCTCGACCAGCAGTGACTTCAGATCCGCGCTGTGCAGGAATCGAAGGCTGCTGTCATTCTTCTCGAACCACTCGAGGGTTGCCTGTGCCGCGGCTTGAAATGAGCCACGGGGCACGCAGACCCAACGCTTGGCACAAAACACATTCGAGCTGACACCGATGCGCTGGCGCGACTTGATGCCAAGCGGGCGCAAGACCTCGCGCTGGAAGCGGCGGATTTCTGCCTTGACCTCGCGGCTTGGTGCTGGGCTGTCGTCCCATTCACCGGTGTCGCTCGAGCCGATGACTGCCAGAGCTGGGATCGGGTAACCGCGCCAGCCATCGATGCGGTGGTATCTGCGGGTAGGTGTCTTAAACCACAT